CAGCCATTTTATGTGTTATTTTCTTTATTACTTTATTATTGCTATGAATGATCCAGCAGGGTACGCTTTATCAAACTGAACAGTGAATTTGTTAGTGCTGTCTGTTAAACTCGGAGTTACATTCGCTATAAAGCGTTCTTTCGTAACACCGTCAATTAGTGTAACATCTAATATTTCTATGTTCTTTCTTGTATTGTGAACTACATCATAGCTTAATGTTATTCCGTCAGTTGTTATAGTTATAGACTTAAAGTCTTCTATGAATTTACTTCTCATATTTTAAATATTTTTTAAAAATAAATTGAAACTTTTTGTCACTTCGTTGTATAATATTACTTCTAATTTGTTAAACAAAGGAAAAAGAATATCAAAAAATTAATGTTCACCATTTCCTAAGTAGCGAAGCCTAATATACAAAAAAGAATACATAAGTGTCTACGCTTGTCTACGCTCGTCTACGCTGGTACTCCAGTTGATGTCTCTAACTTTTTAAATATCATTGTTCCTGCTATAGTATAACTTCCTGTTAAGAATTGTGAATTAGCAATGTTATTCAACCACATCTTTCTTCCTTCAGTACTGTTAGTTGTTACTACTACTAACCCAATGCTCGATCCACCAAGCAAACCACCTAAACTATTAAATTCTGTTGGTGATGCAATTACTGCAGTTGTGTATCCATTTCCTACTGCAAACCACTCTGGCATCTCTAATGAAATGTTATTAACTGGTCCAACTACATCAAATGTTAATGTAAAATTCCAATAAACTAAATTACCTACAAGATAACTATAGCTTTTATAGTTAGTAACGTTTGTGTCTAATGTTACCCCAGCCGTTAATACCGTTGGTGTAGCAGCATATGTTCCACCGTTGTTTCCTGTGTTCGGTAAGAAATTATGTCCGTTGTAGTTAGCTATATGAGTAGATAAGTTTGTAGCATTTAACTGTATAGCATCCACTAAATTCTGTGTAATATACTGAATAGTTGAGTACTGTGAATTAGTAAACACTGATGCGCTTGGGCTTAGCACTGCTTTTCTTACCTTTCTGGTGTTTTTAACTGTACCATCAATAAATGGTACTAAACCATTACTATCCCATGACTCCAACAGATCAAAGTAAAATGTTCTCACTGTACTTACTGTTGTACTTCCAAATGTAGAACCATCAACGATATAACTTTCACCATTAATGAAAACTGCTCCAGCCTCTAAAACTACGTCACTATTCACTTGAGTGAGTCCACAACCAAAAATTACATAATTTTCTCCTAAGTTAAACCCTTTACCAAAAGAGTTAATTGCATTTGTTAATGCCTCAACATCAAATGTATAATGTTCTTGTCTTAATTGCATTAACCCTTTATTTATTACTGTTTTATTCATTATGTTTATTTCTTTTCTTTATATTATATACCTATATTAATATTTAATAATTCTAAATGTAGAACCAGCAAGTTTATATTTGTTCACATACATATTAATTAACTGCTTCTTTTCAGTATCTATACCATCTATGTAGTCTACAAACACATAGAAGTCTACTACATCTGTTCCTGCTGTTACATCGTCTATTACATAAACTTCATATTCATCTTCTACCACAGTTAACTCATCATCACTTTTTAAATACACTTTTGCAGGGTTATAATTAACTACTGTTGAATTGTATAGTGTATATTCATCAGTTATGTTCGGTAACGCTTCTCCGTCTGTACCAACATAATGGTTTGGAATGTTCTCGCTATCACTTATAATTATAGGTTTTCCAGTAACATCTATTAAAGAATTTAACAAATGTTCTAATGACAAAACCTGTCCAGTGTGTTGCATCAAAAACAACTCCATGTCTCTTCTCACGATCAACTCATCATAGTTATATTCTATTTGACTACACATTGTTTCTAACCACTTCATTCTTATTGGTGTTCTAAACAATGGATGAAGGTAGTCCTCAATAAATTTCTTAAAATTCCACTTTATAAATTTTGCCATTGTATTAGTTAATTTCGTATGTTATGTAAGTACTTAATGGGAACGATACATCTATTTTCATATGTCCAGCAAATGCTCTATAACGGTGAACTACATTGGCGTAAACACTTTCATTAGTTGCTTTTGCCATTATGCTGTTTATCTCAAAGTCAATAACACCTTTAACTTCTTGCACTTTGTTTATCAAGTCATTAGTTACGAAATATGAATTGAACGGTAATGCAGTTATATATCCATTTATCGCTACCTCAACAGCATTTTGTATGCTTGCTTTATCAAGTTGTCCATTGTATCTTACATTAGCGATGATCTTCATTGTGTCAGCAGCATCGTTCTGTACTGCTATGCTTGTTCCAGCGAATTTAATTTCATTAACATATGATATAAAGCTGTTTAGCTCGTCATTAGTTAATATGTCTGTGTTCTTTCCTTTTATTTTCAATAGTAACTTTCCTGCAAGTTCTTCAACTGCACAATTACCTACTATCCTTTTTGACTCATCTAAGGCATTGTACTTAGGAACATAACTTGTAGTTTCATCAACAACTACATTATCTCCATATTGAAATTCTAATGCTTTAAACGAGTACCAACCAGGAGTACCTGCAAAAGAACTGTCTCTTATCTCTTCTGCTTCTTTAATTTGTTCTTCCATTAACTTTTCAAGTACCCAATTTGAGTATGCAACTATATAAAGGTATAGTATGTATCTTGCTGTAGATGAACTGCTTTGTAATTCATCTAACAACTTTTGTTCATCTGATACTAAGCTTTGTAGCCCTGTCAATTCAGGTATGCTTTCTTTATATGTAATTAAACTTTGAAATATTTGATCAACTGTTCTTGCTGTCATAATAATGTTATATTTTTATGTTATTTTATTGGAAGTCTATAATTATCTCTCCGTCTGTTGGATCAACTGTTAATAAATTAACTGAATATCCATCATTTATTAATGTAGATAGTATATCGCTCTTCTCTTTAAAAGTTATGCTTCCGTTTATATATCTATCTATACCTAAGCCAACTAATGGTGCATGTCTAATATGTCCTTTATTAAATGTTAATAATAACTGAACATTATCTTCATCTGCATCACCAATGGCAAAGTCTCCACCAGTGATAACATCTTCATAGTAGTTGTCTAAAATGTGATCTATTTGCATCGCTTTTCGTTATATTATTTTATACTTTAATGATCCTTTATATACATTATCAAGGAACAACTTAACTTCATGTTCTCCTTTTATTGTAGAACCAATTCCAGCACCAGTAAACACTCCATTGCTACAATTACCACTGCTTGGTACGCTTATAACAGAGTTAAATAACACCATACTTCCTCCAACTGAGAACCATATTTCTTGTCTTACTGTTGTGTTAATAGGCGATGCTGTTGAATTAATAAGGTAAACATGAAAAAACACACCTTGTCCAGGAGTAGCTGTAATGTAACTACCTGAATATACTGGAGTTGTTGGTGTTCCAGCATTAAAGTCAGCCCACATTACATATTTAGTTACACCATTAAAACTTACTGTGAAGTCTATGCTGTCAGATGCGTTACCACTCAACACAATAGATCTGTCACAGCCATAAACAATAAACTGTTCACTATAGATCTTTGTTTCTCCAGCAGAAAGAATGTCGGTGTTTATCGACTTGTCTGTAATACTATCTGATGGATAAACTTCAAGATAATTAGTGAATTGTCCACTCGCACCACCAGTGTTTGTCATACTGTATGTAACCGTTATTGTATCTCCATCAGCTGGAGTTAACGGTAACAGTGCTAAGTCGTTGTTATAAATAACATTTGCACCAACTATTGGCAACAGTGCAGTAAGTTGAAGGTTTTGACCACAAGATGTTGTGAATGTGTATAATATCGGTGAGTTAGATATCAGAAAACCGCTTAGAACCACTTCTTCATTAAATGTGTGTGTTGCCCCTGCATTAATTATAACTGACAATGTTTTAATAGTTATGTTACTTCCATATTGATATGTAAACACACCTTCATATAAACCGTTTGCAGTTCCAGTGTTTGTTACACTCCATTGAACTGTTACAGTGTCATTTATATAATATGGTGCACTTTCTACTATTATACCATCGGCATTACATACAAAATTAACTGAACCAAGAACTTCAATTGACAATTCTTGAGTACACAACCCAACAAGGCTTAATGTCTTAACTCCAGATGAAACATTTGAAAACTTAAACTGAAAATAGAATGTACTATTCGCTTCAATTACTTGTGTAAACGTTTGTGATGTTTCTCCAGTTAGTGACAGTGTACCTGTTGCAGTCCCATTAGCATTCCCTGTATTAGAAACAGAAAACGTAACATAAAGATCCATACCTTCATATCCAACTACTATAGTTTCTAAATTAGTTTTATCAAAGTCGTTGTTGAAGTCGTCATTAAAGCTTCCACCTATTAATGTCTTAACTGATAAGTCACCATTACATACTAATATTGCTGTTTCAGTGTTCGGTTGAACAGTAGAAACTACATTAGACAACTCCACATACTTTGATGTTACAATGTTCTCGTTTCCGTTTAATGTTAATGTCTTTCTTTTATCGCTCAAGAAGTCATTATAGCTTGTGTATCCTGCCTCTGACAACATATCAAATACACTTGATAGATCACCATAGTTAGTTAATGTAAAGTCAATTACATTTTGAGTGTCAAATTTATTATATTTCTTCATGTTTTATCCTTTTATATATGATAATATTATTCCGTCTAATTCATCAAGTACAAATTTCAAAGCTGTTGAATTATAATGTAATGTATCTCCAGCAGTTATTTCTCCTTTACCTCTTATAACGTTCAATGGACTTTTAAAATAAAAAGCAGCATTAGAATTAACTCCCACATAATAATTTAACCCACCAACAGAAACAAGAACATCATAACTTGGTGTATCTTGTATACTTACTGATGTGTTCGTACCAGAAATTAATGGTGTACTGTAATAAAAGGTTTTCAGTATGTAACTGTTTACACCACCGTCATCTATCTTAAATGAGTCTATAAAGTCTTTTAAATGACCATTTAAAATACTCCCTGTTATTTCTTCATTATTATTAGTCGTTATTAACGCATTGTTTTGAATTATTAATTCTTCTTTTGACTTTAACATAATTATGTTTATTATTATATACTAAAAAAGGGAAGCAGTTTTCACTACCTCCCTTGTATATTGTTCTCTTTTTACTTAGGAAACTTGTTCATTCCATTCAATACCTATTGGGTTCAAATTTATTGTAACAGAAATATCCATATCGTTCTGGTTAATACTTTTTTCAAAGTTATCAATAGTACATTGATATAGTGTATCTTTTACAACATCACCAGTATCACTATCCCACTTAATTACTAAGTTAAATGGAGCAATGTTTTGTGGTCTGTTCGTTCCAACTGCTAAACCTTGTACGGCTTTTAAAATATCTTCTAATTGATATAAAGCCATTGTAATTTCACCAAATACCTCAACGTTACCATGTCCTTTTGAAACAGGCATTACACCTATTCCATAGTTAAGTCTTGTATCTTGTTTTTCACCGTAGCGCAAGCCAGTTACACCAGTTATATTAATTGATGTGTCATCAGCTATTTCAACTGAGATAGATCTCCAGTCTCTTGCTCTACCAGGAATAGAGGTATTAGTAGTAATTACATTTCCACTTTTAATTGTTAATGCCATTGTTTAAATGTTATTTTTTTAATTAGTCAATAGGTTCACTTTTAGTTAAACCTTCATAAACTAATGCAAAAGAAGGGTAAACATATTCTGTTCTTTTTGCTATAAGCAATACATCAGGTAATTCTACTAATACATTAGCTTGTAAGTAACCAACAGCAAATATCTTACTATCTGCTCTCTTCACTTGTACTTCTAATATGTGTTCATTACCAACACCAACTTTCAAAGATACATTACCATAACCTGATATAGGAGTTAATGAATATTTACCTTGTATAGCTTTTGCCATAGTCAATGTAACTATAATATCAGTTGCAGTAGATAAGTCAACTGCAAGGTTAGTAAGTTTATCGTAAATTGGTATCTCCATTATCAAGTCTTCACCTTGTCTTAAACTATAATTTATTGTAGCCATATGTGTTTTCTTTTTTCTTTTATAATGATGCTGTATAACCAAGAGTTACTCTTATCTCTCTTGCTGTTCCATAAGGAACGATACGAACATCAATTCTAACAGTACTATCAGCAAGAACGTTTTGTGAAGGGTCGATGTTTACAGAGTAAGCAGACAATTCACCATTGTTCATCATATCAAATAATGTTATGCTTGTTGCGTTTTTGAACGCTGTTACTGTACCAGCAGATAAAGTACCATTTTTGTTTAAGCGTAATGGACTGTTTAACAAAGGAAGCAAATTAGTTCTAATTCCTCTGAATGCTTTATGATAAGTTCTATTCAATTGAATATCATTATAGTCAGAAACTATACTATCAGAAGTCCAGCTATCGTTTAAATATGTTCCAGTTGTACCAGTTCGTTTTAAACCAAAAATGTAATGTTTTTCGTTTAATGTGTCTTTTTGTGACTCTGTTAAGTCTTCAACTAAAGACAACTCTGTGATACTTGGTTTATCAAGTTCAGTAGATGCTAAGTTAAATTTCTCTACCCATGCGATGCTCTCGTTTACTTTTGCCTTTGACATTGCACCCAAAACTGCACCGATGTTACCGTTATATGCTAATGTTGATCCATAAGCGTTACCATCACCAAGTAAGTTAACAGAAACATTACTTGCTGCTGTTGATAACGTAGCCATATCAGGTAAAGTGCTTATTGTTAAAGATGAATATTTAGCATTGAAAACTATCTGTGCTGGGGTGTATAACCCTTCAAGTGTGTTAGCATGCAGTTGTATCTTATCAACTTCAGCAGATGCAAATATTGCATCTTTTGCGAATACAGCGATCTGTCTTAACACTCCGAATGCTTGGTCTTGTATCTCTAATACTTCATTATAACTGTATGAACTTACAGGAACTTTTGCAATGTAAACATAAATTTCACCATCAGGGTTAATTCTAAAGTATTCAGAAAGTTGATACCATTCATAAGTATGATCTGTTGAACCTTTTAATATACCCTTAGCTTCAATTTCTTCAATAGTTTTAAATGACAACGCTGTTTTTTTGTAGTCGGTCCATTTAGCTACGTCTGTTGAAAATGATGCTGATGCTGTATGTGCTGTATTAGCGATGTAATAGTTTTTTGATGTAGGATCATAAACTTTATCACCAACAACATATGCAGTTCCAGTCACCCATGAAAGGACATCAATTAACCAACCACTTGGTATGTAGTTGTTATAAAAAATTATACCAGAAATATGATCTTGAGTAGGTAAACGTCTACCTAACCCACCATTAGTCTTAGTAATTGTTATATTTGACATATGTATTATTTTCTTTTTTTAGGTTTGATAGCATCTTCTACTACCATCTTCTTTTCTATCTTAAAAAGCTTTAATGACAATTGACTTTGAGCAACTTTTGCTGAGTCAACAGCCTCTTTTTTAAAAAATACTCCATTTTCAAGTGCATAAAATATGTCTTCGTCTGGATATTGTTTAAAATAAACTTCTTCTGCGATAATGTTTAACTCGTTTAAAGTCATTTTATCTTGTGTTCTTTTTTAAAAATGTAGTGTAAGAGGTGTTATATGCACCTCCTACCTTACTGTGGTTATTACACTGCTTCAATTAATGTTACTATACCGTTAGTTAAGTTAGAAACGGTTAAATAATTAGGAGTAGCACCTACTCTTCCCCAACCGTTTACAACATCAGTCGGAGACATATAAAGTGCACCAGGAGAGAAACCAAGTTCAACTGAACCGATACCATATCTAACCATTGAAGGATGGAATGCTATAGCAGCTTCTAAGTCAGTGTTTGCATCAGATGCACCAATTGCTTTTTTAGCAACAGCACTTGTGAATGATGCCATTAATGTAGTCAAATAAACGTCAAAACCAAGTATTCTACCTACTTTACCATCTACGATAGCGTCATAAGTTGGTTGAAATACGTTAACACCTACTATTTGGTTGATAGAAAGTAAGTCAGAGTACATTGACTCAGAAATTAACAAACGTCTACCAATTTTAGGAGCTTTTTGAATATTCAAAGCTTTGTCTAATGCTACGATGTCAGCATAAGTAACTGCTTTTGCAGATGCATTAGCAAATTTGTTAGCTCTTGCAGTACCAGTTGTACGAACAACGTTTTTAGAACTTGTTACAGTCCATTCGTAAGCAATTTTTTCAGCAATTCTTTCTTGCATAAAGTTCAATTGATCAGCTAAAGATGCTTCCATTACGTTAAAGCTGTATTCTGCAGCATCAATGTTGTCCAAATAAATTGGAGCAAAGTAGTATGTTACAGGTGAATATGATAAAATTGTTGCATCAGCAGCAGAAGGAGTAAGTGGTAAAGTTGTAGTACCTTTTACATAAGTTCCACCAGTTGCAACTGTATTGCTTTGTGGAATGTTTATCACACCATAAGAAAGTACTTCAGTACTATCGTTTTTTGCACCAGTCCAAAAGTCTTGTTTTTCAGTCAACGCTTTTGCGAAGTCAGCTGACCATAATTCTCTATTTAATGTTAATGCCATAATAGTTATTATTTATTTTTATTTTTATCTTTTGATAAATATTTATTTGTATAATTCTTAACTAAAGAGTTATACATTTCAGGGTTATTCGTTTGCATTAGTTTTAACCCTTGTGGATCTTTTTCTCTGTAGTCTTCAAGTGTCCAATTTGAAGTAGAGTTAAGCGAAATTACATCACTTATACTATGTACTAAATTAACAGATGGTTTTTTTATTACCACTGCAGCATTTCCAAGTTCAGTAATAACATCAGTGTCAAGCTTCATCAAAGTTGCGAACTGCGAATTTGAAAATTTACCATCAGAAATTAATTTATTGATGTATGTTTCTTTTTCTTTGTTTTTGTAGCTGTTTATGATAACACTTAGATCTTCTAATTTTTTATTAAGTTCTAATATCATATTGTTCTTTTTGTTAATTGCTAAAGAAAGGGACATCTCTAAATTTTGTTCCAATTGTAATTCTTCATTATCGTTCACTTCGTTAGCTTTAGCTTCTGCATCATTTATCATCATCTCTGTTTCCAAAGCAGCAACTTTAGCACTATCGTTAACACTATCGTTAGCACTATCGTTAGCATCAACTTCTTCATTAGATACTTCGTTCACTATTTCAGTTTGTTCACCACTTGAGCCTTCACTTAAAAACACTTCAAGTTTATTATCTTCTACCATATTAAAGGTTTTATTTTTATACTTTAAATTAAATTGTAGTGCATTTGCATTGCTTGGTATATCAACTATGCTCGCCTCTGAAATTTCGCATGATGTTATTACTATTGGATCACCTACATTTTCAGGAAGACTGTATCCAAGAATGGTAATACCAACGCTTACTCCTTTAAGGAAACCACTATCAACTTTACTTTTAACTTTCATTGCAAATTCATCATTCTCATCGAACAACGGAGTTGCAATTAATTTATTATCAACTTTTTGAATGTTCTCCCACTTACCTATTACATTTGCAACACCTCGTTTGTGGTCTGCGAGTAATACAGGGTTTGCATTAAAACGATCAAGTTTTATTCCGTCTGTTTTAACTATAAAACCATGTGAGTCTACACCTTCATCACTTAATATGAATTGTTTCATTTGTTTCATTTGTTTCATTTGTTCCATACATTATATACTGTTTGTTATTTAATAATTTTATAGCTTTTATTGTGCTGATAGTTTATCATAGCTTATTGTTGTTACAAAGTCAGTAGCTTCACTAAACTCAACATATTCAAGGTCGTCAAGTTTGCTTCTATCAACGAATAAGAACCTAAAAGATATGATACTGTCTTTCAACACTCCAAAGTCTTTACTAAGTACAATTCCTGTACGTTGTAGTCTGTTAATAACATAGTCACCATCAACTACTTCTTCTGGAAGAGTGAAGTCTGATAAGTTATCAAGTTCTTTATATACTTTGTCTACAATGGATAAGTGATCAAATGAAGATGTTAACATTTTATCATTATTATCAAAAGTGTTATAAAACTCTGATACTACATGAAGGTTAACAACAACCTCAAAGTATTGAACATTCATTAGCCAATTATTAGCTTGAAGTGGTGTAATTTCTATAAACACCGATGGATATGGCAACCTTTCAGATGCAGCCTCACGTTGAAATTGGTTAGAAAACAAAGACACTAACTTCACTTCTGGAATGTTTTGTGTAATGAAGTAGTTAAAAAGAGTGTAAATAGACTTGAACATTATTTTCTATGTTTATTTTTATTAGTATTACTTTTCATATTGTTTAATATAATTTCTCTTAATTTTGATGTTACAGTGGCTTCATCTACTATAAACGGTCTAGCTGGTACATTAATAAATGTCTTTTTTGTTAATGCTAATGCTTTCCACTTGTCGTCTCTTGTGCTGTAATACTGACTCCAAAAAAAAGATCTCATTTTATCAGTAATTTTGATGTTCCCACCATAATTTTGAAGGCTTCCATATGGTAAACTTGATGTAATAGTCATTGAATTTTTACCTGTTCTTATAGCTTTTAGTGAATTTGCTAAGTTTCCTCTTGACATACTTGGGAACATTGTTTCTTTCCATAAAACATTCTCAAACGATCTCTTGTTAAAGTTCTTCTTAGCTTCATCAGTTACATACTCAGTGAGTTGAATGAGTGATAAGTTAAAGATGTTGTCTAACGCAGCAGTGAAATTATCAATTGCTGATGTGTCGTACGATGTTGTTTCTCTACCATTTTTATATGTTATTCTAATCTGTCTCATTGCTATCGTTGATATCGTTGCTATCGTTGCTATCGCTTAACTCTACATTATATCTACTCTCTATATACTCTTTTGAAAAGACACCTGACTGAACAATTTCAGTTATAGTTTTATCAACTTTTACTTTGTCAATTATTGATAATACTTCATTGTCATCAAAGTTAAAATATACACCAGACTCTACGAAACCAAGAGTTGCTAACTTAGGAATAACTATGTCATTAATAAAGAATTTCAACTCTCTTAACTCAGATCTAGTTTTATAGTCAGCTTGTAAGTTGTGTACTTTTGCTCTTGCTTCTGAACCACCTGTTGAACCATCTATCATCTCTACTGCACCTAATACCTTTTTAGATATTTCAGAGTTAATAAATTTTAAGAACTCAAGATAAACAGAAAAACTATCTGATGTTTTGCTTTCAACAAACTCAACATCTTCTCCTTCGGACAATACTGCGAATGATGAGCTTCCCATATCTTTCAAGAACTGTACGAACCTATTTCTTTCATCTGGAATTGATGACTTCGTTTTACCTATTCTTAATGGAGTACCAAACAGCTCTTGAAATTCTGCCCAGAATTGAAGTGCAAATTTTTTATAGAGTAACAATGGTGTTAATGATGCATAGTTACCAAGTGAAGTAGAAGAACCTATTTCAATTAGCCAATTATATGTTTTGTCATCAGTATATGACTCCCCACGCATGTCATTATAGTTAACAAGATATTCTCTGTATTCAGGTTTAACATTCTGTCTTGGTATCAAAGTTAAACTAATATCTTTTTCATATATTTCATCAATTTGTATTAATGAATGTCCCCAGAACATTGTATCTACAAAAATAGATATTAAGTTATAGAACCATCTTGCATTAAATTTATCAGTAGCAAGTTCATTAACTGAACCATCTTGGTTATAAATAGCAAATTGAATTGCTTGAAGTCTATCTTTTTTAAGGTCTATTGCTGCTTGTAGATGTTGGTCAGTGTCAAGATCTTTATAAAGTCTATAAAGTTCTGTTCTTCTATACATATTAACATCTTCAGCTGAATAAACTGCATATCTCCAACGTTCAATAGTTTGTTTAACTCTTTGAAGTGTTTCATTCTCAATTTTAACAAGCAAACTGTTCTTTTTTGCAGATGCATCTGGCTTTACTTTGTTAGTAAACTGTTTTAATATATCAAATAGTTTCATATTAGAATATTTGTTTATTATTTTTAACGTTTCCACCAAAGCTGCTGTTAGGTACTGCTGATGGATCTAAGTCTGGTTCAACAGGTATAATAGACAATGTCATTTCTCCTGTTGATAATTTCTTTAACATATCAAGTGCTCGTTCATAACGTTCAGTTCTTAGCACCGACATCATATCAATTGACATTCTCGTAAAGAGGTCGTATATAAAAATATCTAATGTTATTCTTATAAGAAATGAATTTCTGTTGTTCCCCTTTAGTGAATACTCATGTTGAGTATTATAAATTCTTGAAATGTATGCGTCAATTAAGTCAAGGACACCTTCTTCAATACCATCAAAAAGAGTGTAATTATCCTCTGATATTTGGCTCATTTGGTTATCCTTTGTAAGTAATTTTACTTCTTCTATTGTGATATATCTCATTGTGTAAATTAATTATTAATATTATAATATTATATACTTAAATGGCTTTCATTTTTTATGTATCTTTCTTTTATATGTGGCTTCGCTACTATTTAGAATGAGTCTAAATTACGAAAATAATGAAAAATAGTTACCATTTTGAACACTTTTTTAAAAGTGAACGAGTATATATAGTATAGATGTTCAACTAACGTAGACTAACGTAAACTAACGTAGACTAACGTAAAATATTAAAACTTTTTAAAATTTGTAAATTTAACAATATAATAACAATAATGACTTTGATCATCATCGTCTCGACGGCAAGTCTGATATTACTAACTGCATAGAGACCTAGAGGGTTTAAAAATAGCTTAACAACTATTTATTTGTCGCCAAGAGTTAAACATTACTCTTCATCCTCGGATCAGAAATAGAAAATAGTAGACATTTTCAGCCTATCGCCACTAACAGTGGCAGTGAAAACATAAGAATAGGTAGCATAGAAAGCTTTAAATTGGGTACACCGCTCTCCCTGGGAAATGTCGAGTCGTTCTAAAAATGGAAAAAAGTCTAACCCGCTTCAAGGGGTATCCTGTATCCAGTCTCAACCAACCGTTTCCAAAACCAAAAGAAAAGTGAAGTCATTAAATTATTTAATATTTTATATTCAATTAGTTAAACATTAGTTAAACATTAGTTAAACATTAATGTTCATTTTTTATGTCTCTTCCTTTTTGTGATGGCATCCGAAGTCAATGTTGAATGTTCACCAAAGGAATGTGATGATGTCCCTCAGTAGCGAACGCCCCATATAAAAGAAAAGAAAGACATAATTCTTTACCATCTTGTTAATACATTTTGATACCGTTCATTTCTATATGTTCCTGTTTCTCTATAACCAATATTCATATGATCAATTCTCCATTTGTTAGCAAGACAAAAACTAATTACATGGTCATCATGCATACCAGGTGGATGTGTGTATCTTATAGTTCTTGATACAGGTAAGTACTCAAATGTAAATATTGTTAATTCATTTATCAACTCTGGATACAAGTTCTTAGTCGGAATTTTAACACTTCTTTCATTAAAAGCTTTAACAGCAGTTAATACTATCTCTTCTTTTGACTTATTGCTCGTTTGAAATTCATACACATTTGGATATATCTTAATTAATTCTTCAAATAAAACTGAACCAATTGAGTTTACTTCTACCAGACAACTAGCTTTATATTCATTAAGTATAAATGCGAACTGAGTTACAATGTCATTCCACTTAATTCCTTTTAACTGTTTAACATATGCGACTTCTCCACTCCCAGTTAGTATAGTAAGCACTGACTTATCATCTTCTCGTGCCCAGTCAATACCAGCAAAATACTGAATGTTATAATTATAAACTTGCCATTCGTTGATAACTGCACAACTTTCGATGTTATTAAAAACTTCTCCACCATCATCAATGAACTCTCCTTCATACTCTTGTCTATACAATGCTTTTGGTGTACCAACTTTTGCGAGGTCAAGTTCTTGTTGAGTGATGAATGGACTGTCCTTGCTCGGTAATGAAAATGTCTTTGCTATTCCACTATTATACATTCTAAAAAAGAAATTACTCTTGCCTTTTGGAGTAGAAGTTAACAGTATCTTTTTTCCTGCTGTTGAAATAGTAGTAGTAGGTCTTATTGCTGAGTCCCATACTTCATCAGATATAAACGCAGCTTCATCAACCCACAAGTAATGAGCTGTATAACCACGAATACCATCTTTACTTTCTCCAGACAACAACCTGATAATTGAACCGTTGTTAAACTCTATGCTCATATCAGTTTTATTAATTTTCTTACCTTTAAATGATGCTAAACCAATTTCAAATTGTCTTAACACCTTACGGAGTTGTTTCCCTGTTGGTTGGATAATTAATGTTGTAGTGTTAGCATCTGTTAAAGCCCAATAAATTGATAGGTTGATACCTGTTAATGTCAGCCCAACTTGTCTACCTTTAGTAACAACAACATAATTAATGTCGTCATTAGATATACAAGCATTTATAATATCTTGTTGTCTTGGATATGGTTTGAACAATGTTAAATTAACTAGCATCGAATTTTATATTTATTATGTCTTCTGTGTTGTTGTTATCTTCTATCTTTTTAGGTAAATACATACCGTAAGAGTCTAAACCTCGTTCAATTGCTTTCCAATTACCACAGCTTACAGCTTTCATAAACGCTGACTCGACTTCATCTTTAAAATTCTGTTTTATGATGTCAATTGTTTCATATACAAATGTTTTAAACTTAGGATCAATTCTGAAACGTCTGTAAACTGAATTAGCAGTAACATCAACAGCCAAAGCAGCATTAGAAATTGAACCGAAGTTTTTTATCAGTGCTTGAATGAAGTCATTTTTAAGTTCTGCATTCCATTTATTCATCATTATTTCAATTATATTATAATATTCTTAACAGGGTTATAGTTCTCTGGATCGCTAACCGCAGTAATACTGAAGTCTGTTAAATTACCATAGTCTGTTCTTTGACTAAAGTTATAGTCTTCAATTACTAAGTTCAAAATGTTAAAGTAGTTGTTCAAAAATATACTATTAACTTTAATACTCTTTTTTAGAGAAAACAGCGCATCAAGTTGTTTCAACCTTTTAACATCAGTTTGATATTGGTTGCTTCCTGATAATATTCCTGTAAATATTATCATGTAGTCACCATTACCAATAAATTCCTTAACTGTGAAGTCTTCACCTATTACTTGAGTCTTTACAATATTTCTTGGTCTTGTAATAGTAATATAGATGTTATCAAGCATAACAGAATAGAAATTAGGGTTCTGTGTGTTCTCTTTAAATTTAAACACTTGATCAAGACGTTTAATTTCTTGTTCATAATACTTTGCAACATACTCTCCTTTTGCTTTTAACTCATTTGTTTTGTTCTGTAGAGTATTCAAAGCCTTTTTGTTATATGCTCCTGATGTAGTATTAACACCTAATATGTCAGTAAAGAATGTAACATGGTCTAACACAGGCGTACCAAGTTGACTTATTTTAAATTCAGCAGCTTTCTCTAATAGATCTGGGAAGTCAGTGAACAATGCTCTATTAACTCCACCAAGAAATGTAGATGTTTTATCAAATACATCATTTATTGCGTTTGTAGCTGTATCAGCAATACTCTTTCTAAATTTTGCCATTATATTATTTTGTTTTTAATTAAATTCTCCGTGGGTAGTTACATCAATAACTGCATCAATTAACACTTTCTTAACAATTTCTCCTATTCTACCATTTGAAATATTAACATTTGCTGAGTTCATATTTTCTACGCCAATTAACTTTTCAATTTTTAAGTTTATTTGCTTTACTGTTGCAGACTTAGACAACTCTGTTATGTTGTCAGAAACGTTGTTGCTGGTAGCAGGAATATTTGCAATAGCGTTAGATCTTGAGTTAGCGTTAGCGTTAGCGTTAGCGTTAGCATTAGCGTTCCCATTCACTATAACTTCTTCTAATGTCTTGCTAAACAACCTTTCAGCCATGTCTCCAAAGCCATACTTTGTTAACATCTCTGCTGCTAATGCTTGGTTGTTAGTATCTTGCAAGTTCATTGGCATTACTGTTCGTATTCTGTTTCTCAAAGTTGCATGTTTAGCATCAGTAGTAGATAAAAACTCTCTCATACCACCTGTGAAACCAATAGATGACAATTCTCTGTTAATATCTGCAAGTTCTCTATCAGCATTAGCTCTATTTCTCCTAGTCATCATTTCGTTGTGTGGTATATTAGATGTCATTGCTGACCAGAAACCTTCTTTATTCCACATTTCACCGATCTTGTCTATTTTAAATATCACATCATCAAGTGTTGTAGCTAACCCTTTGAACATATCAATAAGACCTCCAGCAATAGATGACTGACCCATAGTCAACATTAAAGACTCTAATGAGTTGTTAAGTTGTAACATTTTTCCAGATGTTGTGTCTAACTGTGCATTCATAGCACCTTGAACACCTTGAACATCACCGATACCAATTAAATACTCTCTGATGCTCTCTGTTGTTTTGTCTACTTCAGTTGTTACACCTTTAAATGTAAACTGAACTTTATCTCCCTCTTGTTTAGAACGAATACCAAATTCTTTTAACCTTTCAAATTCTAATGTTTCAGCATCAAGTATAGCTTCAACATATTGATCCATATCTTTCCCAGATGCAGCAGCAATGTCACCTAAGTTTAGCAACTGTTGTTGAGTTGGTTTTAAACCTCTATTTACTAAAGTAACATAACTGTTCGTGAGCGTTAATATGTCTGTTGGCATTTGTCCAACTGTATTCCTAAGCATTTCAATAGATGTAACAGCTTCACCTTTTGAACCAAAAGCATTTGTTAATGTGCTCTGTAACTTTTCCATTTCCATATTTAATTGAATTGCATCATATGTAAATTGACCAACACCAGCAGCAGCAGCAGCAATACCAGCAGCACCAACATTTTTTCCTGCGGCTGTTAACATTTGACTAAGAATACCAGGTTGTGGGGCGTTTCCATTAGCAGTACGTAAACCTTGTCTGTTTACCATATTTTGTTGGTTCAAAGCAGCTATCTCAGCAGCTATCTCTCTTCTTCTTTGTATAGACGCAGTTATTTGCTCACGTCTTAACGTCATCACTCTATTTCTTGTATTATCAATTGCTTGTGTATATCTACGTTGGTCAATAGTCATACTATTCAGAGAATTATGTGTCATTCTTTGAATACGATGCATTTCTCTTGTAGCATCGTCTATTATCGCTATACGAAAGTCAATTGAATTTTGTTGTGTAGCCATTTTATGTTCTTATTTTATTTCTTTCTATGATATATTCAGTTGCACACCATATTTGAGCAAATTCATCAATATCTGTTATCTCATATGGGTTTACCCTTGTATGTTCAATTATTAAAGCACACATCTTTTTAAAATTATCTTTGCCTTCTGACTTATCAATTTTATAAATTTCTATTTTTTTTTTAAGTCAGCAATGCCGATGTCATAAGATGTTAGTAACCGTCTTCCATATGAAGCTATTAAATTAGGGAATTTGTTAAATTGAATGAAACTTCTGTCACCATCAACAAAAGTAAGTCTTGCTAACTCCATCTGTCCTATGAATATTTTACCACTATCAACAAAAGACATAACTTTTCTTAACTCTTTAAAATTAGGTTTTCTGAAAACTGCAGAGATAACACCACTGTTATCACTCTGTGTAATATCAATATGTATGTTTCCTTCTTTTTCTTCTATGTTAACAGGAAAGATACATAACAACTGCCATAAGTCGTTCCTGTAAGAGAAAAAAAGGTTAATATGTTCATCAAAGTCAACCAATTCTTCATCACCTTCTACAAAACAATTCTTAGCGAGAATAGTATCGCTTACAAATGGTTCATTAATATTATCAAAAACAAGTTCATAAGTGTCTAATGATGGTTGTTTAAACAAACCTTTATATATTTTTCCATCTTTTAAAGTAACTGATAGTTCTGTATTCATATATAGTTGTATATTTTTTAGTATATAATATATACTTAAAATAACAAAAATATAATGGTAAACATAACATATAAAGTAATAATATATAATGCAGTGAATACATTTTCATCAGAACCGTTTAACTATGAGATGAATAATGTCATTAACTTTACAACTGTTGAAGATGTTAACTCCCTAACGGACACAGCAGAAGTAGTTGTAAGTAAGGCAGGATACGCATTGAATGGTTTAGAGTTGTTGGGAAGAAGTACAGACAACGATAAGTCAGTTGAATTTTCTATCATAAAAGGAACTAGGATCACCATAGATGCTGGATATGAAGGTATATTGTATAGAATATTTGATGGATACATTGTAAACTTTCAAATGGATGACAGTGGTTATCTTGTTTTGAAATGTGAAGATGAGATGTATAAATTAAAGACTGGAAGAAGTCTGATAAACTCATTTCCAAGTCCATTGGTTGATAGCGTTATAGATATTAACAATGCTAAGAAGTTTAGTGGACAAGACTTCAAGTTACATCATTTATTATACTGGATATTTTTGAACATTGGAACACCAAGTTATGAAATTTATTGTAACAACTTAGAAATAGGTAAGTTAAGACTGAAGAACCGTTTTAATGTTGCAACGATATTAAAACTAATGAAAGACCGTTTTGGTATGTATATCTATTTTAAGAACATATTCATAGACAGAAACAACTCAATTGGACAGACTAACATTCCAACGAAAAGGTTGTATGTTGGTTGGAAGTATTGGCATAAACGTGCTGGTATTAAAATAAACGACTTATTAACAACTGAAGTTGAAGTTCCGAGTGAAGAAATAGTTGATGACAAAGCATACAAAATTAAATATGCAAGTCCAATAGACAGTTCATTGTATGGTGAATACAACAGAATAATTGCTGATGACATGGTATGGAAGGATACAGGGAAGAAGAACTTAATTGTTGTTGTTAAAAGCATACAGAGTGATAATTCAGTATTAAAAGCGAGCTATCCATTGAGTATTACTGACTTAGAAAAGGAACAAGCATTGCAAGCACTTCCAGACAATGCAACAGATACAGAAATACAGAATTTTATCTCTGAGAATGCTCAAACAGCAGACAGTTTCAACGACTTCATAAGTTTAGAAGCTGAGGATAGTAATATAATTAACTTAGAGATACCAGACTTGAACCAAAGTGCTTCTAATGCTCTTGCTGCTAAGACTTACAGTGAGTATGAAGATGATGGTTTCATAGGAGATATTATAACTTTTGGAGGTTATCCACTTACTAACTTTGTTCACTCTGTATGTTATAACATCACCTTTA